GAAAATTCTGCATTTATCTTTCGTGAGTATCTCATCCTTTTTGCATGCTTTAGCGATAGGGTACCCTCTCTCCCCTTTCTTATAGCACGCCTCAATCCTATTAATCTCAGCAACGATCTCAGGCTCTAGAACACGATTGTTGGGCTTCTCCTCAGTGGGTTCCAAGTCAATCACGTAATCCCTCTTGGGACCTGTCAAGGGAAAACCAATCGACGTATTCAATTTGATCGCATCCATAAACTTCTTCGATGGTATACCACACAAATTTTCGTGATCTGTGAGTGGTCTACAACCGTTCCACAATTTTGACTGGAAGACTGGGTATAAATCCTCCTTGTAGTCCTTGATTGCTATCTCCAGTAGATCATGCGGGTATGGATGCGCAGGGATTGCAAGATTGGCCAGGCAATTCTGCCACCCATACCATTCTGGGTTCAATTTAGGACCACGATATACATTGGGAACACCACATACATCAGTCACATGCTCGCTTATAGGTGTAACACGCACATCCGTCTTGGTTATGGAACGTCCAGGACAAGATCCATAGTATTCTATCTGTGAATCCTGTGGGAGGAAATTCAATGGGCTCTTCTTGTGCAACTTCCCATCTTTCAATACTTGCGTGCCAAGTACAACTGTCTCAAATCTACCAGCGTTGCCTGAGAGAACCACACCTTCCATGCTACGTAATTCTTCCAAAGCCGCGAAAATCTGTTGTTGAGTAATACTTCCATAGACACCAACAGGTGTACCAGCAGTGCCTCCAAGATGGAGACCCAATATGACACTCCCATTTGTATCAGAAACTATCGTGGCACCACACAAACCATCAAAAGTATTCATAGTGAGATTTTTATACATACCACCATTGAATTCATGATTAGTTCTAACGATGCCTGGTTTTGTCACACCTTTCGCGCAAATGATGTCACCATCTTTCTTTCTCCAACTCATGCGAAAAGGCACGGACGGCATATCACCAGTTGGAAAAAGGTTGACCAAACTTTTGAAAGAACCCCCATTTGGAATATAACACAATCGTATATCAGAACTTGGGAAACGCGAAGAAAACTTCTTGTGAATTCTTGAAACAAATTTTCCACCGCTTGCTTCTGGATTCCTTTTCCTGAAAGTGCACTTCAACTCATCACCAAATTCATCAAAGTAATGATTCGGGAGCAACATGGCATTGGTTTCGATCATGAGACCATTCACCATTCCATTCTGTTCGTCTTTGCCATGTATTGTTCCATAAAGTAAACCCTTGCGAACTAAATTCTCGACTTGTTCTGGAGACATTCTCTTTGAAATATCAGAAATGGGTAATTCACGCATCACAACTTCAGTCCAATACCTAACATCGCTATCTCGGATATCCACTTCTTCTTGAGTTTTGGGTTCGAGTGATCCTTGAACTTTCTGGGTGTTTTCCCTGTATGCCTTATATGCTCTTGCCAAACCATAAAGAGCCGCTATACCAATCGCTGCACCGCAAATGGTCTTTGCATATGAGTCACG